AAAACCTATCCATTTCCATATATTATCTAAATCTACTACAAAATCAGTCTTAGAATTATAATTAAGATAGCAATAAAACGATGATACAAATAATTGTTGTTCAAAGTTACTAAATCCTTGCTGTAATTTAGTTAATAATTTTCCATTATATGTTTGAGATAGCTTTGTAATTGGATTATGTTCAATTAAATCAACGATATTTAGTGCTTCCATTATACTTAGTTATATGATATATCTTTATATTGTTTAAGTTATATGTTGTTTTTAAAAACAAGAAGCAAGTTTCTTACCATTTTGTCTTCTTTACATTAATTACCTGTTGTCCGCGTTTTTTTACTGCTCCAGGATCATATTTCTCTCCTTCATCATCTGAATTATATCCTTTTGACAACTCCCAAAACTCTTTTGAGCCTAATTTAAAGTCATTATGACTATCTGCTTTGTACCAAAATACTTGTTCTTGTAATTTATTTGACTTTGAATTATTATTTATTACTAAACATTCATAATTTTCAGTACATTGATCCATTACTTGACAAAAAGATTCAAATGTTGGAAACATTCCGGCATAATTTTCATATATTCTTTTTCGATTTGCAATATATGGTTCTCTCAAAATAAAAACATAATCAATATTTGTTCTGAGCGTTGGTGGTACGCCTAAAGGGTATTGCATTGTGATGATTAACATGACCTTCCAATGACGTCCGTTCATAAAGAGTAAGCGCATCATCTTATCTCGTGCCCAAGTGTTATCATATAAGCAGTCATCTAAAATGACAAATGTTCGTGCATCGATTGTTGACTTTTTGTATGTTTCCATTTCTTTTTTAATTTGTTTCAAAACAGTTTTCTGTCTCTTTAAAATATTCTCAATAATTGCAGTATTGTATTCGTTGTGGATAAATAGTTTAGGGACCAACTTCCCGTAAAACCCGTTACCCTCTTCCGTTCCAGAAATTACCGTTCCTATTGGCACTTCTTGGTGATAATATAAAAGATCTCTTACAAGAAACGATTTTCCGGTATCACGTCTGCCTATCAAAACCACAACAGGTCCTTTACTTTCATTAGGCTTAAAGCTAATGTTTTTCATATCAAACTTTTTTAATTCAAGTGTCATATTTTATATTATATATATATTAATTAAAAAATACGCAAATTAAATATTACAATTTAACATTTTTATTATAATATAATTCAATTACTTCTACCGTTTTATCTGTTTTATTATCTGGATGAATCCAATATTTTAGTTGTTCTACTAAACAATCTAACCGAATATTCCATTCTTTATTATTTTTAATTTTACATATTCCTGTTTTTTTAATAATATCCCAACAAGAATTTATTTTCTCTCCTTTTTCATCTAAATAATCATCTGGATTAAATCGAATAAATATAATTGGTCTAAAATTTACGTCTTGAGATAAAGTCATTAATCTTTTATTTTCACATGAACAATCATAACTTTTATGCTGGTTTTCATCAATTTCTATAATAATAATTTGGTATCCTAAATCCAATAATAAATCTGGTCTTTTTTTAGAACAGCCCTCTTCAATTTTTTTATCTGAATACCAAAATAAATCTGGAAATTGTTGCAAAATATATTCTACAACAGAAGTTTCTTTTGTTTTATAATTTCTTGAAATGGGTTTATCTGGAAATAAATACATAAAACATCGTAAACAATAACCATCATATTTATCTTTAACTATTATTTCACATAAATGAGTTTTACATGTAGGGTGATGCACATCTATCATATTTTCTAGTTTACATTCACTACAATATTTAGGAGATAACCCTTCATAATTAAAATTTGCTTGAAATTTTCCACAAAAACATTTTTTATTTTTTGTATTAGACATTCCTTCTAATTTACATTCACTACAATATCGTGCAACTAATCCATCATAATTAAAACTTGGTCTGGATTTTCTACAAATACATCTTTTATTTTTTATATCAGTCATTCCTTCCAATTTACAGATAGAACAATATTCAGGTTTTAATCCTTCATAATTAAAATTTGGTTGCGATTTACCGCAAAAACATTTTTTATCAACAATATTTTTCATTCCTTCCATTTTACAAGAATTACAATATTCTGGTTTTAATCCTTCAAAATTAAAACAAGCTCTTGCTTTTTTACATTTACAGCTAGAATGATTTAAATCAATCATTCCGTCAATTTTACATTTAGTACAATATTCTGGTTTTAATCCTTCATAGTTATAAGTTGGCTGCGATTTACCGCAAAAACATCGTTTGTTTAGTACATCAACCATTTCTTCTGTTTTATGCTCAACACAATACCGAGCTTTTTCACCAATAATATTAAAGGTTGCTTTTTTATTACAATCAATATTTCCACAAATAGTCATTTTTTATTATAATTTAATAATTAATTTTAAATTATAATCAATTTTTATATTTATTTTCCTTTTCTTCCTTTTTTAGATTTTCTTGATTTTTTAGATTTTCCTCCTTTTCTTGATTTTTTTCCTTTTTTAGATTTTCTTGATTTTCTTTTTTTACCTCCTGCTTTTTTTGATTCAAGATAAGCATTTAAATAGGCATTATCATTTTCTGTAAAAGGTGCTCTTGTAAAAGGCGATCTTCTAACTACACCATGTCCATCATTACTATTAGATGGTTTTATTTGTTCTATAGTAGTCATATCATAACATCTATTATCATCACATTCTAATTTCATTCCAACAGTAATGTCGCTATTTGTAATAGGATCACTCTTTCCAGTACAATCATTATCAGCTGCAAATCCTGGAGTTTTTCCTTGTAGTCTACCAGATCTTTTTCGATTTAGTACTTTTTCATTTCTTTCAAAAGCAATAAATTCTTCCTCATCTGCTGCGATTCGTTGACGGCGGTATTCTGCTTCTTCTTCTGGAGTCATTACATAATCATCATCATCCATTTATATATTATAAATATATTTTTATTAATATTTTATTAAATATTAAATTTAATAAATAATTAAATAAATAATTAAGGAAAAATAATTAGTTAAAAATAGATAGATTTTAATATAATAAATAGCTATGACAACAATTCCTATAAATTATCAAAAACGTAAAAATACTGAACTTTTTGAAACATTTAAATCTTCTAAATCATTATTTCTCTCTGAAACACAAAATTATAACCCAATTTATAAAAGATTTTTTGATTTAAATGAAACAAATTATAACAATATAAATTTAAATCATAAATGGTTTATTTCAAATATTAAAGAAAATGAAAATGAAAATATATTTAATTGTGAAATTAAAAATATAAATAATAATAAAGTAAAAGATCAAAAGGTTTTTTTTAAAATGGCGCCGTTATTAGATCCATTAAAATATTTAATTGGTAAATATGATATATCAGATAATAATTTATTTAAATTACCAAATAATAAAAATGAAACTGATATAAATATAAAAATCAAAGATGAGAATAATTTAGCATATGTAGATAGTTTTTTTGTATATTTGAATAGTATTTTATTAAATAATTATAATTTTATACATGGTATTAATTTTTATGGATCATTTTCAGCAATAAAAAATGATTTTAAATTTAATATTTTTGATGATTTAGAATATTTAACAAATTCAAATTTTTTCAATAAAAATAAAAATGTATTATTTAAAATAGATGATTATAGTCATTTAATAGAAGATGAAAATATAAAATTAAAACCAATTAAAATAGAATATAATTCAAGTGAAAAATCAAATTGTTCAATAAAATCATTTGATGATGATATGTTTGAAAATATTTTTGAAAAAGAGATAATTGATTTAAATAATTTAAAAGAGATGTCAATTGATTTAGTTGATATAACAAATGTATCGTTGAAAATTGAAAACAAAACAACAACAATAAATTCAGGTTCATCATGTTCATCAAGAACTTCACATACATCTGAAAATGAAGAAGAAAAGGAAGAAAAAGAAGAAAATGAAGAAAAAGAAGAAAAAGAAGAAACAAAAGAAAATGATTGGGAAACAGAAAGTGAAGAAAGTAGTTATATTGAAGAGAAAATTGAAGCAACTATTACAAAATTTCCAGTTCAAGTAATTTGTATGGAAAATTGTGAAACAACATTTGATGATTTAATTTTAAATAATGAATTAACAAATGAAGAATGGTTTTCTGCATTAATGCAAATAATTATGATTTTAATAACTTTTCAAAAAACATTTTCATTAACACATAATGATCTTCATACAAATAATGTTATGTATAATACAACAACTAAAAAATATATATATTATTTATATAATAAAAAATATTATAAAGTACCAACATTTGGAAGATTATTTAAAATAATAGATTTTGGAAGAAGTATTTATAAATTTAATAATAAAATATTTTGTAGTGATAGTTTTCAAAATAATGGAGATGCATCTACCCAATATAATACTGAACCATATTTTAATGATTTAAAACCAAGATTAGAACCAAATTTTAGTTTTGATATTTGTAGATTAGCATGTTCAATTTATGATTATGTAATTGATGATTTAAGTGAAGTTGATAATATTAAAACATGTGATTCATTAAAAAGATTAATATATGAATGGTGTCTTGATGATAAAGGTATTAATTTACTTTATAAAAAAGATGGTTCAGATAGATATCCAGAATTTAAATTATATAAAATGATTGCAAGATGTGTTCATAATCATACACCACAATTACAATTAGAAAGATCTGAATTTAAAGAATTTTCAAATTTTAAGGGAGAAATACCAAAAAATGAAGTGATTGATATTGATAAAATTCCTATATTATAATTTTTTATTCTTTTTAGCTTTTTTATTCTTTTTAGCTTTTTTATTCTTTTTAGATTTTTTATTCTTTTTAGATTTTTTATTCTTTTTAGATTTTTTATTTTTTCCTCCATCACCATCATATGTATTTCCAAAATTTAACCTTTGTTTTTCATCATCATTTATTGATGCAGCATCATCATCATCATCATTTATTGATGCAGCATCATCATCATCATTTACTTCAGAATAATTAGAATTAGAAGTATCAGTTAGTTGAATTCTTTTTCTATCCTTATCAGCAGTAAAATCACTCTTGCCATTTGGTACAAAATATGTAGCAATAATAATAGCAGGAATTCCAATACCTAATACTAATCCAAAAACTAAACTACTCATTATAATTAATATATATATTAAATTAATTTAATATATTAAATTAATATATTAATTTATATAAAAG